GTTAAATCTAATGTAAAGGTTGTACCACCAAGAGTTAACCCTGCTCCTGCTGAATAAGTGGTGTTTGTAGGTACTGCCCAAGTTAATACACCTGAACCATTAGTTTGCAAAAACTCACTTGCACCGCCATCTGTTGTAGGAAATGTTAGTGTGTAACTAGCTCCTGCACTATGTGGCGGACTTTTAAGTTTAATACCATGCGTGTTAGCGTAACAGTTTAGCTGTATGTAACCATCTTGTGAACCACTACCTTTAGCTTCAAGGCTAGGTACAGAAGCTGTAGATACTAAATTCAGTTTGTCTGTAGTAACTGCATCATTAACAATCTTATCAGTAGTAACTGCATTGTTGGTAATGTTAGCTTCTACTACCACATTACTGCCACTAATATTATCAGACGAATCTAATACTACAGCTTTTTCGGCAGGGTAAGTACAGAATACATCACTCGTACCAGCTAAAGTAATTTTAGAACCACCTGCACTAGATTCTAATACAGTATCTCTAGATAAAGTAGTACCTGATGCAGTATATGTACCTAATCCTACCTCGTAGTTGTTTCCACTTTTAATAGCATAGTAAGTTGTGTTGCCATTACCAATAGCTGCAAAAGATTGAAACCCTGCTTTAGCACCAGCTAATGTAACTGTAACTGTACCAGTAGTCGTGGTAGTTTCTTGTACTCTATCTTTGACAATAAGTGCCATGATTTATCCTCTATGCTAATGTTACTGTTAGGTTACCTGCTACAATTTTAAATACATCACCTTCATCAATAGTTTTTGCTGCGTCTAAAGCTGTATGATAAATCATATTGTTACTTCCACCGATAGCAGAATCCCATAGACCAATCCATCCTACAGTACCCCATGATGCACCTGCTGCTGCCCATGTTGTATCTGTAGTAGTTGCTTCAGAAACATCAGTACCTGTTGCTGCAGCAAAATTTGCTTGAACCCTTGCGTAACCAGTACCAGAAACTTCTGTACCAGTACCTGCATCTGTTGGGTCTGCTGTGTGTAAAGAAACATATGGATTATTCATACCTGCGTATGCTGTACCATTTAATGTAAGATTTAAAAGTTTAACTTTTAAAAAGCTAGACATATCACTCATAATAATTTACCTCGTTGAGTTAGTAATAGAAAGTGGATGAGCTGGAAAGTCAGCTTCATCATCTGATTTTTGTAAAGAATTAACACCTCTGTCATACATAGATGACCAAGTTTGTATTCTTTCGTCATTCATCAAGAATGGCTCTGCTTCACCTAGACTTGCGTAAAGCAGTAAATCAGGTGTTGTTGCCAACCAAAGGTTTGATGAAACTGTGTCGCTTAAATATGGTGGTTTATGATAATAGACCATTTTTAGCGTGTATTCTGTATCAGGAATAGGTGCAAATTGAAACTCACTACCAAGCAATGTATAAAAGGTTGGTAGGCCTGATGCTGTAGCTCTTGAGTTTCTAAAAAAGTTACTGGTAGATTGAAATGTTACAGTCTGTATAGGATCGGTAGATGATATATGTATATCTTTCATGGATACAAAATCAGATGGTAACTCTACAGTAGAATCTCCTGCTGTCGTTTTGGTAGTAGCAACTTTAAGCGTTTGTCTAATATATAAATCTCTGCTTAATCTGTCTTGTGCAAGTCTAATAAACTCTGGTATTTGTGTTGTTAAATCAGTACGAGCCAAGTAACTAGCAATAGTTGCTTGTAACTGTGCAAAATCACCAAAAAATGCCATTATATTCTACCTTGTTTTGTTCTAAAAAATCTATTGTCTGGATGATTCAAAAACTCTTTGAATTTTTTTAAATCAATAATTTGAAAACCTTTCATTATTTTCTTATGGTTTAAATCGTCAATAACAGTCATAGGTATAGATGCTACTTTATTGTCAAACATTTCATTACCCCATCCAGATGATTTGGTAATAATTTCTTCTTTGTTTGCTTCCACAATATCAGTTACATCTTGTTTTGTTTCTATCACATAACCATCATTATCATGGTCATCGTGTTTTGTTTGATGTCTGTATTTAATTGGTTGTGACCAAGTGCTTTTTAATTTTTTTTTAGTTGCCATAAATTTTCCTTTAAAGATACGCCCACCGAAGTGGGCTATATCAATACTTAATATTAAATTAAGCTGTTAAATCTGCAACGATAGCATGAGCTGCTTCGTTACTTACTTGCAGAGTTAATTCTGTAAGCATTTGATGTTTTTCGGAATCACCTGTTTTAGCTAGTAAAGTAGACTGGAATGGTCTTAGTGTTGCTAAAGACAACATTGTTGGGTCTAGAATAAGAGCTTGTTCACCATTGTTAGCTGCATGGTCAGCAGACATAAATCTTTCTGGAATTACTGAAAGCATCCCAAAATCTGAAAGATATACATCAGCCGCACCTACGATTGCTGCTGCTTTTGTAGTTGTGCCTGCGTTTGGTGTAGAAACACGATTAGCTGCAATACCAGCAAAACCTGATACTTTAACTTTTTGGTTAGGAGGAACAACCAACATAGTTGGAGTGCCGCCAGAGTTAAATGCTGATTTCATAGCTGCTTTTAAAGAAACTTCTGTAAACGCTGCTGTGTTACCAACTGCTGCTTTAGTTCTAATTGCTGAACCCGGAGGTGCTGCTGGAGCTGCTGGAGCACCTGCTGCTACTGTACCTACTGTGGTGTAGTTAGTTCTAATCCAAGTTTGAATAGAAGCCATTTTTGGTGGTGTAGCTGCTGCTGATATTACTGGAGCAACATTACCAAGAATAGCAAATTCAATGTCTCGTTTTAGTTCTTGACCAGCTTTAGCTAATTGATAAGCTGTTTCTGTCTTACGACCAGCTTTATCAACAGAATCAAGAGTACCAGTAATGTTTACTGTTTTACCCATAATTTGAGTTCTGTTAGTAGCTCTAACTGTTGGTACTGCTGTAAATGCTGCTGCATCTGCACCTTCGACAAGAGCTGTGTTAGCTGCTGCACCTAGTGTATCTGTTTGCCACTCATGTAGAGTAGCTGTTGCTTTTGTTTTTCCGATAGAAGAAACTACAGGAGTTTCTGTCGGAGCAATATTGTATATGGTGTTGGATAAATCCTCACGCATACCAATTGCTTGATAAGTATGAAATGAAGCCATAGTTATTATTCCTTAAATAAAGTTTTCAAATAAAGCTGCTGCATCTCTGGCATCACCAGTTTGCAGTAACCTCTTCTGTTGTTTCTTAGTTCTGTCTGTTACAGTTTGCTTTACTTTAGCTCCAGATTTCATTGTCTTAGGAGCTTTAGCGACTTTCTTTTTAACGCCAGCTTTACCTGCCATTAATTTGTCGTATTGTGCAGCTTTATGTAACACGAGTACATGGCGTGAATCATAGACTTGAGATAACTCATCATCTGTGAAACCAACCTTTTTGCCGTAATTGCGAATTTCATTTTTGATTTGTTCGCCTTTAGCTTTGTCTGAAAACTCTGGTAAGGATTCTGCTAGTTTTTGTGCTTCATTAGCTACAAACTTTTGCATTTCATCTGCCCTAACTGCGTTTTGCTCTTGAGCAATGCGTTGTTGTTCAGATTGTACAGCTTGTAACTGTTCTTTCTTTTCGGTCATTTCTGCAACCTTAACTGCATATCCTATTGGGTCGTTCTCTTTCATAACAGCTAGATCTTCTGGTTTATCATTATTGCCAACCAAAAATTGTTCTACTGCCTGAAGTTTTTGAGCATAGTCATCTCTAACTTTTCTAGCCTCAATAATAGCTTTAGCTTCTTGTTCTATAACTTTACGCTGTTCAGCTACTTCCTGAGTCTTTTTAGTATAATCAGAGCCAAGTTGGTAGGACTTCACAAGCTCATCAAGGGTAACTTCTTTTTCTTCGCCAGCCGCTTTGACTGTGAAAGTTTGTTCTTCCTCAACTACTTCTTCTTCCTCTTCATACTCGGATTCTTCTTCGGTTTCTTCTTCAGCTTCTTCAATTTCTTCAGCTTCTTCTTCTACCTCAGTTTCTTCTACCTCTGCTTCTTGTGTATCTTCTTCCTGTTCAGTTGGTTGCTCGTTAGAGTCCTCTGCTGTGGACAACATACCTTCAAATGCAGATGCTGCTTCTGACATTGTTATTGGACTGTCGCCACTTTCTACTGGTGTAGAAGTCGTGGTTTCTTCACTCATTGTATTTCCTTAATCGCCAACTAGGTGTGGCATTACCATACAGGCTAGATGCCTATAATATTGTCCATGATTTATCCTTGATCTTATCGCTGTAAGCTGCTGATTCAAGTCTAGTCATCATGCTATCTATTGCTTTAATCCTTTGATAAGCTCTTTCTCTTAATGCTACATCTTCAGGATTAGAGTTTTTTATTTCTTCGTAACATTCTTGAATCATAATTTCTATTTCATCCAAAAATGTTTGTGTATTTAATACGCTTTTTATTTCTGCTAATTTATCCATTATCTACTAGCAACATTGCTAATTTTATCTAAAGCATTTATAAGTTCTTTAGATTCGTT